TCCTCCTTCTCGTCGAGGAAGCCAGAAATCTTCAAGCATTGCCATGTACTTCTTGTCATCTCGAACCTCTCCAGTAGATGCGTCGTATACAAGTTTGTTACGATATCTCATCATCACGTCACGGAGATATTGCTCTGCCTTTACCTTCGGTAGATTGCCAACATCAATATAGAAAATTCTTCTTTCTGGAGCACGGGAAAGTCGGTAAATAACCAGACTATCCTCAATCATTCTAAGTTGATTGAGGGCTTTAATGGACTTATGCAAATACGATAATGTTGTTCCTTTATTTCTATCTACTAATCCTGAAGTACAGAAGGTAATTGAATCTTTAGCAAATTTAATTCCTCCACTACCTGTTGAAGTAGGATTTGTACTTGGATAATTTACCTTGGGATTATATACGAAGTATTCCTCTATTTCAGGAAACTCATAATCCATAGGATTACCACTATTCATAACAGCCGTTCTAAATTTATCACCTTCTTGTTTCTTCTGCTGTCTCACATAACGCATTTTAGTTGCGTCAATATAACGTAATTCTTGAATCCCTTGATGAGGATTTTTAATATCAATTACCTTATTATAATATAATCTACCATCAATATACCAATTCCTATAAATTTCATGAGACTTTCTATTGAAATCTAATAACTCAAGAATAAACTTAAACTCTTCCCTTATATTCTTTTTGATACCATCGCTTGCATTTAAATGATCTAGATTAATTTCAATTGGACTGTCATTTGAATCTGATACAAGGGCTTCATTTACAATATCTTCAATAGCACTATCCGCTTCAGGATGAAGTGCCATTTCACGATATCTTTTTATTAAATCAAATTCAGTTTTATAGACACCCTCAATATCAACATATTGACCGAAAAAACCACTACTCATAAAGTAGTCTGACTGATCCTCATTATTGGGAGGAACAGGAGAGACTACTCCAGGAGATTGTGGTTCGTTGTCCTCTATCGAGAACCCAAATAACTTAGCCATGATTTATTTTAAAAATGCCCTTTATTGGACTATTTATCACACTATTACTGCACCAGTTTGATCAGATGGTGATCCTGTGCTTGTATTAGAACCTGCGATCCAGTATTGAACTTGGAACGTAACAGTATATTCTTCAATAGCATCTCCACTTTCATATGAAAGATCTATTGAACTAACCTCTGTTGGGAAGATACCATCGAAGTAGTAACTTCTTAATGGTTCTAATGGTGTGCCCCCACCACTTGCATCACCGTCTCCGCTATTTGTATTACCGAAACGAGTTGTTGATCTACCTAATTGATTAACAACCGCATTGCCCATATATGAATTAGGAGTGGTTGCTCCACTTGCATCACTTAACTTACTGATTCCATTCATCCACTGTTCAAATGAGGTTCTTAATTTAAAGTCCTCATCGTTGATAACAGTAACTGCCCATGTATCAAAAGTTCTGTCTCCAGCAACTTTTAAAACTCTTCCTCTAAAAGGAATTTCTACAGGGGTAATATTAGATGCTGGAAGTGCAGCAGCTTTGCAAAGAAACTGAAAAGTTTCGTTATCCCAAGCATCTGCAAATTTGAAGTCATTAATATTAACTTCAAAGAGATTAGGTCTTGCACCGCCACCAGCAAGTCTTGATTTAAATTGGGTAATGGTTTTTAAACTGGCCATTGGTTAAATTCTCCGATGTAATTAATTATAAATGTTAAACTCTTCCTGCTACTTCTTCAAAACTGACTCCAGTTCTGGTAGCAACGAAGGATAGAGTAACGAAGTTAATTGACTTAGTTGGCTTCAAGAATATGTCAGCCCTAAATTCATTGTTATCAACTATGCTAGGAGTGTTGTTAGTTTCATCACAGATGACTCTAAAGTCAACCAATCCTCTCTTAGCTTGAACATCCCTTAAGAATGGTTCAACAATGTTAGTAAAGTTAGCACGGGTAATTTCATCATTAAACTCAAAGAGTTGTGCTTGAGCACTTCTCTCAAGTGCTTTTTCAACGGTAAGGAATAAACGACGAACGTTAATCCTATCGAATGCTGATGCAAAACTCAATCCTGTTTTATCACCGAATAATAAAACTCCAGTTCCAGGCTGATTTATTATAGGGTTAACCCTTGCTTCATAAAGAAGATCTCGTTGAGCCTTAGTAGGATTATATGCAAGTTTGATTGCATTGTTTAATATTCCTCGTTGCTGACCAGCAGGAGAGAACCAAGGATACTGTTCAATATCCGTCCTTACCATCAATCCAGCAATATCTGCATTGGTAGGAATATAACGGAACTGATTATTAAAACGATCAAATGTATACTTATATCCTGAATCAAATATTCCATAAGATGAAGAGGATATAGGTGAGTAGTATTCAATAACATTATTTGTTTGATCCGTAGTGCTTGTTACGTCCACCACGTTGTCACGATGAGGAGAAATAACTGCAACACAGTCCTTTCTTTCCTCTGCTATTGAAATAAGTTTATTTGCTTTTGCTTGCGACTCATCTTGAGCAGCACATCCTGGCCCCATGATTAAGTAGTTAACTTCTGTCTCATCTTTATTTTCAAATAGATCATAAGCAGCAGAGATATCTCCGAGATTTGCTTTAAATTGACCATTTGCACCAGTAGCAGCGTAGTTAACACCTCCACCTAAAGGATATGTTACATTACCTAAAGCATTGAATATAGTTCCTGCTGCATCTTGTGCCCAGATTCCTCCAGCAACTCCGATTGCAGTAAACGAACTAGACTTAACACCAGAGGTGGTTGTAAATCCAGTTGCTCTTGGTTCTGTTTCAAAGAAGTTATCAGCAGCAGATGATGGGTTAAATCCTGCATATAGATTCTCACTATTAAGAGCAAGGAAATCTTTATAGAATATTCTTCTAGGAGAAGCAACAGCAGATATTGCATCAGCTGCTTTAGATATTGAAATATTCTTTTCAAGAATACTTCCTTGAACACCTGTTAAAGTACCATCATCATCTACCACAACTATGTGCATCGCATCATTTTGACCACTTCTATCTAAACTAAATTGGTTAGTGACTGGTTTAGATGCAACTTGTTTCCAGAAGACTGTGCTATTTTCCAATCCTAGTGTTTGCTGGTTATACCAGTCTTTAACACTCTGAGCGACTCCTACATTAGAAAATCCTAATCTACCTGAACCACCGTCAGTGTTAAAACCAGCACTGTTTACAGCTCTGATCTTTACACCACTAGTAAATGATGCAGTGGCATCAAATTCACTATAATCAATATAAGTCTCTGTACCAATTACGTTACCAGTTTGCTTAACTCTCGAAACAACCTTAACATCGATGGTACTATTACCACCTACTGTATCAGTTGAAACACCAGTGATTATACCTTTAATATAACCGTTTGTTGTAGCAGTGGTTCCCACTCCAACTTCAGTTCCACTGTATGCAGCAGTAACACCTAATCCTATGCTGAATCCAAGATCATTAAGGTTAGTGGTTGTAATACCAATGATCTGATCTGCCATATCATCAATAAAGCAGACTTTTAATCCATTAGCCCATGTACCTGGATTCTTAGCAGCATATGTCCAACCACTTTGAATGTCACTGTAGTTGGCATTATAGTCGTCAAAGTTTTTAATCTTTGCTGAGTTGGTAGATGCAATTCCTACACCTCCAATCGGAGCACCTGCGTTTGCATTATTAAGAGTTGCTCCATCAACTCTTGCAACCTTAAGAATACCACCGTATGAGAGATACGATGCTGCACTCATCCAATACTCATACTGTCTATCAGTAGATAATGGTTTACCGTAAGCATTAATTAAATCTTGCTCTGTAGTAATATCGATTGCTTCTTCTACAGGTCCAATTTGAAATGGTCCCGCTATAGCACCGATATTAGCTAATACGTTATCTGCTCTTCCAACAGTTAGGTCAACCTCCCTAACCACTACTCCAGGAGATAATTGAGGAGTCGCCATATTCTTCTCCGAAATACTCTAATTTATCTAAAAATATTTATTGTTTTTGACATTTTCGATGGGGAAACATGCCGTGAACAATTACCAATCAGGGTAACTCCACTCTGGAAATGGATTATCTTTTCTCCTAGTGTTTACTATTCTTTGAATAGTGCATACTTTACATTCATAAGAATAGGAAGATGCAACAGGGCCTCTATCTTTACGTGTTCTATAAAAACCTTCAATTAAATTTTTTTCTTCCCCACAAATTCTACAAACTCTATCAGATAACAATAAGTGTCCTAACTTTATTTGCTTGTCTAATTCCATTACAATACTTGTATCACGCCATAACAATCAGGTATCTCATGAGTTAATTTACTTTCTATACCTTGCTTCAAGGTAATAGCACTCATTGCACAAGTAGAACATGCACCACCTAGTCTTACCTTTACGAAATTAGTTTCATGTTCTATTTCTACAAACTCTAACCATCCACCATCAGCCTCAATAAAAGGCATTAGTTCTTCAAGAACTTTGATTACATTTTCTTCTGTTAATTCCATTATTCCTCTGTTGGTATATTAAAAATAATTAACCATGCAATTGATAGAGTAATTATAAAAAATACTCTGATTGAACTAGGTGAGGTGTCAATCATTAGGACAAATACTCCCACATATATGATTTATCTCCATACTCATCTGCTTGGAACCATCTATCTCCATCCTCATCAACAAAACTTGCTTGATCCATTCCATCATCCATAAAACCAAATGGAGCCATATCTTGTTCTATTGCATTCTTCTGTTCTTCATATAATCTTTTTCTTACATCTTGATCAGTAAGTTCTTTAAAGTAATCCTGTGCTACCAACCATGCATAGATTACAAGACACATAGCCAGATCATCATGACATCCTTCCTCTGCTTCAAAGG